GTTAAGTGGGCAGGTGGTACAGCCCCAGATGCCCCTGCTTCAGGTGAGACAGATGTGCTGGTCTTCCACACACGTGATGGCGGTACAAACTGGTATGGTGTACTCTCAAGTGATGCTGCTGCATAAGGAGTAAAGCATGGCCTACTCAACTAATCCTTTCTCCGTATCTGCCTTTGGTGAAAGCTATGAGCAGGCCAGCCCTACGGTTTTACTCACGGGTGTAGCAGCTACAGGTGCAATAGACACAGGCATAGATGTACGTTCTATTGTTACTGTTACTCAAGAAGGTGTACAAGGTAGTGGTGCTATTGGTGCTCCCACACTAGAAGCAGACGCTATTACAGGTGTAGTTACCGGGGTTTCTGCTACAGGTAGCATTGATACTGTTGTTGTTATTAGTGAGGCTGTTGTAGTACCTGCAGCCGCAGCGGCTACAACAAGTTTAAACACAGTAGATGTTACTACTGAAGTAAACTACACAGTAGCAGGTCTATCAGCTACAGCATTAACTGGTACTGCAGTGGTTGAGGCTAAAGCAGTTATTGCTGCCGTAGGTGTGGCTTCTACAGGCTCAACAAACGCTGTAACTATCGTAGCTAAAGCAGTAATAGTGCCTACAGGCGTAGAGGGTGACATCCTTACAGATGATCCTCTAGTGACAGGCGATGAGATTATCATTGATGCAGAGGCTGTAATCACACCTAGCAGCAGTAGCGGTAACACATTTATTGGTGTACCTTCTATTACAGCCAACGCTAATGTAGTACCTACAGGTATTGAAGCAGAGGGTGATACAGACGGTGTTACTGTAGAGGCGGATGCTACTACGGCAGTCACAGGGATAGCTGGTACAGTAGCCGCTGGTAATGTAAACACTACAGCAGAAGCGGTGATTATACCTGCGACTGTAGTAGGAAGTGTAACTGTTGGTTCACTTACTGTCACCACAGTTCAATTCGACTATGAGGCTGTTAAAGATAGCTACAGCAGACTTCGTACCGACTATGTACGTGAAGCAGACATGGGAAGTCGTACAGTATACGTAGAAGCACAAACGTCTTCTTATAGAACAGCTTACGCTATAGCAGCTTAAAGGATAAACTAGATGTCAATGAAATGGCCCAACAAAGACCCTGATGAAGTGTTAGACTATAGCATTGACTGGTCACGCTTCCTTGGTACTGCAACTATCGCAGACTACACATGGTTTGTAGAAGATGCTGATGGTGTTAAGACCCAGCTTACTCCTAGTGGCCCTCTAGTGAATGGCATTCAACTTATCTCTGCTACATCTACAAACACTGTTACAACAGCATACATTGGCTCAGGTACTAACAACGTCATGTATAAGTTTACGTGTCAGATTAGCGACTCAAATGGACTAGTAGTAGAGCGCAGTGTACGCCTGCGTGTAAGGAATAAATAATGGCATATAACTTTCTTGGTCTTGTTAATGACGTTAACCGTAGACTTAATGAAGTAGAGCTTACAAGTTCTAACTTCGCTAACGCTACAGGCTTTTATAGTACAGCTAAGGATGCAATAAATAGTGCTATCCGGCATATTAATCATGAAGAGTTTTACTGGCCTTGGAACCATGTAGAAGAGGAAGACACTCTTACTGCAGGTACAATCCGTTATGGCTATCCGTATGACGCTAAAACGATTGACATGGATAGCTTCCGCATTAAGCGTGATGATAGTCTCAACACAGGTACAGTAAAACTAAAGAACCTTAACTATAAAGAATACCTTGACAAGTATATTGATTATGAGTATAACTCTAGTCAAGATATACAAAATGTACCTTCCTTTGTTGTACGTGCTCCAAGTCAAGAGTTTATCCTAGTTCCTACACCTGATAAGGCTTATGAGTTAGTCTACGAGTACTACCGCAATCCTGTAGAGCTAGAGTTGTTTGACGATGTACCTAGCGTTCCTCTAGAGTTCAAGCACATTATTGTTGACGGTGCTATGTTCTACGCTTATCAGTTCCGCGCAGATACACAGGCTGCACAGATCTCACAGTCTAAGTTTGAGACAGGTATTAAGTATATGCGCAGTTTGTATATTAACCACTACGACTATGTACGATCTACTGTTATTTCACATCCACGTTCTAGCCTGAGAGCTTTATAATAATGGCTACACAGTGGCAAACATTTCCTGTGCCTTTTACTGGGGGGTTGATTACAAACATCAGCCCTCTCCAGCAAGGTATTAACAATGTAGGATCTGCATATCAACTGCAAAACTTTGAGCCTTCCCTAGATGGTGGCTACCGTAAAGTAGCAGGCTACACAAAGTTTATTGATGCTGAGCTTCCTGGCTCTGGTGTAGTACAGGCTCTAGCGTTAATACAAGAAGACAATAACGAGAAAGTCATTGCTGCACGTAGTGGCGTGTATTACATAGCTAACGGTATTGATGCTACACCTACATGGACTTCTCTTGCTACAGCATCTAACACTACCTTCTCTAAGGTAAGACAAACACGTTACAACTTCAATAATGTATATCAGATATGCTTTGTAGATGGTGTAAACTTCCCTGCATACTTTGATCGTACAGCAGGTACATTGACGTACCTTACAAGTTCAGCAACTAATGATGCTGTAGAGGGTGCTAGTCATGTTTGTACTTTTAAGAGTACACTCTTCTTTGGTGTAGGTACAGAGCTAGTCTTTACAGCGCCATACAGTGCTGATGACCTATCTCCTGCTAATGGTGCTGGTAGTATTAGCATTGGCTCAGAGATTACTGGCTTGATAGTCTTTCGTGACCAGCTTATAGTTTTTGCTGTAGACAAGATCATGCGTATCACTGGTACTAGTTCAGCAGACTTCAACATGAGTGCGGTAACAGAAGACTTGGGTTGCTTGAGTGCTGATACTATTCAAGAGGTTGGCGCAGATATTATGTTCCTTGGCCCGGACGGTTTGCGTAC